ACTGGTCTTTTTCGTCAGTGAGGCGATAACGTTGGAAACACCGTCGAAGAATCCGGTCAGCGTGCCGGACGTCAGCTGTCCCAACACGGTATTGAAATTCTCAAGGCCCTGGCTTGCGGCATCAGTGGCGGTGTGCAGCTTTTCATTAGCCTCATTTTTCTCGCTGTCACTGCTCTTCACCTGTTCTGCTGTCTCGTCAGCCCATTTCTGTGCTAACTCCACTGCATGACTTTTCATAGCCTGCTCAGTGACAGAAGCTCCATTCTTTACCGCATCGTTATAGTCTTTCTGAGCCTGCTGGAGTCTTGCTACAGCGTCCCTATGCGTGTTAGAGGCTTTCATGAAGTCCCTTACACGTTCCTTGTACTCCTCGGTATATCGTGCTATATCTGCCCACGTCGAAGCCTTGAACGGACTGGCGGCTTCCTGACCGCCTGCATCCTTCAGCTGGTCACGGAGATTGACGTACGCCTGCTTGTCAGTGGCATCGAGACGCTTGAACTCCTCGGTCTTCATGTACTCGTTGACCTTGCCGAGCGTTTCCTTTGCCACGTCCTTCAGGATATTGCCTATTCCCTTGAACGTTTGCGTCCAGTCGATATTCATAGCCAGTGACTGCGCATCAGCCTTGGCCAGTGCGCTGTCACGCTGCTTCTGGAGCGAAAGACGCTCACCCTGTGTACGTGCGTTCAGTATCTTACGTTCATACTCCTCCGTGATGGCGAGCTTCTGCTGTTCATACGTGCCGTACTCCTTCAGGTAGTCGTACATCGCCTGCGCCTCGTCGAGATACCTCTGCTGTATGATGTTCTTATACTCCTGGTTCTCCTTCTCCAGCATGGCGCTGATATAGTCCTGCTGCTCCTTTGTCAGAGCAAGCGAGCTCCAGCCTGCCTTGCCCTCGGCTGTGTCCTCATAGACACCATCCTTGTGCGAACTCTCCCAGACACGCTTGTTATGCTCATAGAGTGCCTTCTTCATTTCCTCGGCCTGGTTCTCTATGTCTCTGAGGTTCATCCTGTGCTGGTGTTCCTGCTCCTCACGCTCACGCTCACCATCCTTGATGATAGAGGCGACACGTGTCTCGCTGCGTGCCTCCTGTGTGCTCTGCAGGATTCTGTTCATCTGCTCCTGCCAGCGTCTTTCTTCCTGAATGATGGCAGCACGGCGCTTGCCTGCATCATTGGACTTGCTGCCGCTCTTGGAGGTGGAGCCTCCATATTTCTGATACTGCTTCTTGGCTTCTTCAACACTCGACTGAAGTTCCTCGACTTTCTTGTCGAAAGCAGCCTGATCCATTTCGTCCTTCTGCTGGTAGAAGTCATTAAGCGTCTTCTCGGCAGTCTTCCACTTGGCATAGGCTTCAGCCTTGTACTGCGCTGGTGTCTTCTTCGGTGCTGTCTGTTCGTCACGAACCCATTTTCCTGTAGGACCGTCGAAGCGCATACCCTCCCTGGCACCGCTCTTAGCGGCTCCCAGTGCATTCTCAGCCTCCGTGTAGTGTATCTGGAAGAACAGCGGAATGGTCGTGGCACCAGTAGCCTCCCACTGCGCTTTCATGCTTATTATGTCATCGAGTGCCTTCTGCTTCTCTTCCAGCTCTATCTGTAACTTGATGTCGGCAGGAGAACTGGCGACTTTCCTGCGAAGTTCCTCAACGTCATTCTGCAGGTCGAGAATCAGGCCGTTGTATTTCTGCCGTACATTGTCGGCAATCGAATTGTAGTCATAAGGAATACTGCTGTTGCCAATCGTACCTGCTGCTTCGTCATGTGCGCTCTTCAGTTCCCCTGCAAGGTCTATCGCCTGGCGGTAGAAGTCGTATATCTCCTTCTTCGCGCTGACGTTCTCGTTGGCTTCCTGGATTTTCACCTCGATAGGCTTTGCATCCTCGGCCATCTGCTTATGAACACGGTCAACCTCCACGATCTTGCCGATAACCACGTCAAGGTTTGCCTCATAACCTTTAATAAGGTTCTGGAGCTGTTCTATCTGAATGGTATAGTCCTCACCGTTGACGGCATTCTTCTGTGCCTCCTTCAAGCCAGTAATCTGCTCCTCGGCATTACGGATGGCATCTGTAAATTCAGCGGCTTTCTTCCTCAGATAGTCGTATTCCTGTCCTTCCTGTGACTCCTTCAGTTCCTTGTTGGCGACGGCAAGGTCCAAAACGGCCATTTCCTGCCTCGAGTATTTCTCCGTGAGCGTAGGAGCCAGTTTATTCAGCATTTCCCACGCGACGGCCTTTTCATATTCAGTCGCGCTGACATCCTGAATAGTCTGTATATATCCCTGTATCTGATTCCTCTGCTCGTCGAGTTTTTTGCTGAACTCCTGAATCTCACTATTGGCCCTGCGACGTGCTGCCGTCTCTGCATCCTCAGCGGTAGCGAGCTTGTACGTAAGCACCACAAGCCCCGTGATGGCTGCTGCAGCCCATACATACGGATTTAGCAAGGTTGCTGCTGCAAGTTCCTTCGTGGCAAGAACGAGGCGCTGACGGGCAACGGTGAGCATGTTATCCATTGCTATCTGCTTGGCCTGTGCAGCCGTAAGACTATGACCTGCAGCTGCTGCGAGTGCTGTCTGTACTGCCGACTCTGCCATCAGTGCGCTGTGTGCCTTCTGGACGGCATTGACGGCAATCATGACAGCCTTGTATGAGCCGATGGCCACGGCTGCTACACCGATAGCCTCTCCGACCTTCTGCCAGTTCTCCACCAGGTATGACACGCCGCTGAGACCTGCGTTGATGACTCCCTCTGACTGTTTTCCCCATTGGTTGAACATCATATCGACAGCATCCTCGATGTTCGATATCTGTCCCTGAATGGTCTTTGACTGCTCCGCCATAAGGCCACCGAACTTACTGCCCTCGTCGGTCATGTTCATGAAAGCCTGATGAAAGACCTCTCCAGTCACCTTTCCGGCAGTCACCATGTCGCCTATCTCGTTGGTCGTCACATGAAGGACTTTAGCCAGTTCCTCTGCGATAGGAATACCTCTGCCCTGGAACTGCCTCAAATCCTGCGTGAACATACGGCCCTGAACCATTGTCGTGCCATACAGGTACACCAAATCGCTCAGTGGAATAGACATACCTGCCGCAACGTCACCGAGACGCACAAGCATATCGTTGACCTTTTCCACCTCAGTACCATAGGCAAGCAACATCTTGGCACCGTCAGCCACTCCTTTCAAGTCGAATGGAGTGGTGGCTGCTGTCTTAACCAACTGATCCATCAGCTTCGCTGCAGCCTGCTCACTGCCGAGTATCGTCTTGAAGGCTACCTCCAGTTGCTGGAACTGACCTCTCACGTCCATGATATTGCCGATAAGCTCCTTTACAGATATCCCAGCAAACGACAGGGCAGCGGCCTGCTTTATCCTGTCAAACATCTGCTCGACACTCATTCCAGCCTTCTCCACGTCACTCATGGTAGAGCGGACACTGTTCCTCACACCGTCCATCGATGTCAGGAATCCCTTGTTATCACCAGTTATCGTAAAATTTATCGGCATATCTCAAAACGGTTTTACTTGAATTTCACTCCACGGCCTGCAAGCATACCCTTCAGCTTTTCCATGGCCTTCGGGTCATTGGCATCAATACCTTTGCCTCCAAATATTCCAGGCAGCTTGCTTGCCTCCTCGTCGGAAAGGAACATTGACATCACCTTGTCTGCGAGCATAAGCCTCAGATAGACATAACCCTTTTCGTAAAGGATTTCATCATCCGAGTAGCCCATATCCTTCAACTGCCCGATGAACGACCCGAAGAGGCTCAGACCACCAAACGACACATTATTCTTGTCACTCTTAGCCTTTACCTCCATAACCTTCTGTTTGCGCTTCTGCTCATCGTCGAGACCGATATGCTTCAGTATCTCTTCGGACTTATCCCACGTAAGGGCATATATCATCAGTTCCGCAAGGTCTTCATCTGTTGCATCCGTCATGAACGTGTCGTAACGCCCGTTCAGTGCCTTGAAGTCGAACAGGTCTCTATATGTATTCGGAGAGGTATGCAGCGCAATGACACGGCAGCATTCCTCCCTGTGCTCTTTCACGAGACGAACGGCCTCCATATACGGGTTTAGCCGTGCTATCTCCTCATTAAAATTCAGTGATTCCATGTAACGCTTCAGCAGGAACATCTTTGCAAGCGTGACAGGATATAGGCAGAACGTCTTTGTGTCGTTCAACGTAAACTCATGCGGCGTACCAGTGATGACATCCGCAAGCTCATACTCAATATCTGTCTTCTTATGCTTATCCATAGTGCCCGTGACTGGATTCGAACCAGCGACAATCCGCAAGAAAAATGAAAGGAGGAAATTGGCGGACGCTCTACCACTGAGCTACACGAACTAAAAAAAATGCCGCCCCTTTGACCCGAGGCGGCTGTGGGTTTTAGGACTAACCTTCACCACCTTCACCACCTTCACCACCACCAGAAGAACCCTTCTTGTGGAAGGTGACGTCTGTCAACTCACCCTTGTCGTTGTGTGCGCCCTTTGTCTTGTAGGTATAGACAGCAACGAGACCGTCCGTAGAGTCGAACTGCACGTTGATACGGCGTGAGCATCCAGTCAGCTTGACACCGATGGCACCGTCCTGCTCAGGGATAATCTCAACGTCGCCGGCATTCTCCGTGAAACCTACCTTGACCTCATTCTCACTACCGATACGGCGGTTGTAGGTCAGTGTGTACTTGTCAGGCTCCTGCTTGCGTGCCTCTGCCTCACCGCCCTCAATGAGAGCTTCCTGCTCGGCACCTTCCTCAACGGAAAGCGAGGTCGAACCCTGAACAATGTCATTGTGGGTAGTCTCTCCGTTCTTTGCGGAGCACTTACCCCAACCGATAATTTTCTGTTCTGCCATAGTTCTATTCGTTTACTATTTCGTACAACAATCTGTTATTGATCACTTGCTCCTTCTCGTTCCCTGCACTGATTGTATGCTGGGCTTCAAGGTGCACTCTGGCCGTGCCAATCCAAAAAACATCAAGTATGTCGGCGGCAAGCCTCTCCAGTTCAGCGAGACGTTCACCGTTCTCCTCATACTGCTGGTTCTTCTTCACGTACTGGTCCTGGACGTAGATGTTGACGTTGACAAACACCTGCTGCCTCTGTTCGTTGTTTCCGGCAAGCACGGAGATAAGGATATCCTCTTTGTCCGAGTTAAGCGGCCGCTTGCGGTTGGTGACGACACCACTCACAGCACTTGCCAGCTCAGATTTCTTGATGAACATGTAAATCTCTTCCTTAATCTCCTGGTCTGTCTTCATGCGACTAACTTGTTTATACGTATTTCCGCACGCTGCTGCGTACGTTTCATATAGTCTTCTATCTTCGCCCTTGCCCACAGTTCAGTGGATGCGAGCACGTCCTTCGATTCAATGGCCTCGACATATTCTGCATAGCTCATACCTGCAACGACAACGAGGGCGTAGCACTTGGAGAACTCCCTGGCCAGCTCTGCGATGTATGCCTTGCTTGCCTTGCCTCCCTCCGTTCCCTCTCCGACAACCTTGAAGGCACTTTCCATCTGCTGCTTGCCATACTCGAAGACGGCATAGCCGATGGAACTTCTCAGGTTGCCCGTACGGTCTATCCAGCTCTCTTCTGCCGATCTGTCCCTGATGCGAGTGTTGCACTGCTCGCCGAGATACTTCAATGTCCGTAGAATCTCCTCACGAATGATACGTGCGATTTCCACGAACAGCTTGTCTATCTCAGACTTCGAGTTTGTACACTTTATACCCATCAGACCCAAATCTTACACTGGTGCTGGTAACGGTGGAATCCGATTACCTCGAACTCCCTGTCATCATCCTTGCCGAACAGAGTCAGCTTGACGATCTCTCCGAGTTCAAAGTCACGGCATTTCCTGTCGTACACGTATATGGTGTATGAATAGGTACGGGTCGAGCCGTCAGGAAGCGGCAGCTCATTGGCCTTGCCTGCAGGAACGACGTCACACTTGACATATCGGGTCCAGGCACCACTTTTATCATGGTATCTGCCCCTGTCATCCTCATAGCCCTCGCTTTCACGAGTCCAGAGCCAGTGCGGTTTCATGTTCAAGACCGGCATCTTTTCCTTCGTCTTTTACCGTAACCCATGATGACCTTCGGATTTGCCTCCTCGATAAGCGGCTCACCGATCTCACCATATAACCTGTTCGCCTTCTTCAGTACAAGCTCACGCTGCTTGTCGGTCAGATTTCCTACGGACTTGTCTGCCTCTGAGAAGTCGATAGCCTGAATCAGAGAAGCAAGACAATCCGCAACAGCACCCTTGAAGGCGTCCGTGGCACCGATATCTGCGGTGTATTCGTTATCACCTGCCAGACGGCGATTGATGATTACGTTCTCTACGTAACCTTCAGGAACGGGGTACAGGGCCTCGTCAATGAGTGCCTCGCGGATTGTCTTTGCCATAACTATTCAATGATAAACTCAGCGACTGCCTCAATCAGAGCATCTTCCTGCTCTTCGTCGAGCAGGTTGGCCTTGTTGACGACAGTATCGTCCTTCGTCTTGACGCTGTAGCGGCTTCCTGCAATCTTGTTCAAGGCTGCAACAAAGCCCTCCTTCTCGTAGGTCTTACCCTTGTAGGTAATCTTCACGTCCTCAGCGTCTTCAATCTCTTTCTCCTCGTCGATCTCAGCGGCCTCGTCGTAGTCGAGCATGTAAATCTGGTCGATGTCCTCGAGGATAGGAGCGACGAATGCCTGACCAGAAGTAACCTCACGGAGCGGGTCAACCTTGGAGTAGTTGGAGATAAGCTTGAACACGTCAACCAGCTTGTAGTTAACCCACTTGACAGGATTCGACTGCTCAGCCAGACGGCCATAGACAAGCGTACCGACAGTCTCGTTACAGATGAAGATAAGTACAGACGTAGCCCAGGGCTTGACGGTCTTCTTCTTACCGTTCTTCTCACGGATGATGGTACGGTCGATGACACGGAACGTAACACCGTACTCGTCTTCAAACGCGGCGTTGAAGTTCTTCGAGTTGGGAACGCCCAGCGTGGTATCGTCACTGAACTCACGACCCTCATAGGATGCAACCAGCTCACGTGCGCCACGGGTCTGACGGAGTTTGTCGTATGCGGTCTTACTGATACAAATCTGGATAACGCTGTTCTGGTCACGGTCACGGGCGGTGTCGAGTACATGCTTGATGTCCTCGATCGTAATCTCACCCTTGGTGGTGGCACCGAACTTGTTCTTCTTCAGATAGTTGAAGTTCAGACGCATGATGGACTTCTCAGGCGCATCGGGGTCTTCATCCTTGATGGCCACATAGCCATGGGACAGAGCGAACAGGAAAGCATACTCATTCTGCTCGTCGATACCGACAGCACAGGCAACGGCATCGTCAGCAAGGCGCTTGGCGATCTTCTGAGCGTTACCGCCCTGGGCAATCATCACGTTCAGGTTGTTGATGTCCGACTCCTTGAGGTACTTCTTCATACCCACCTTCGGCAGCTTACCATTGGCCGATGCAATGGTATCACGGCTCTTCAGGGGGAGCTCAGAATCTACCGAAACATAGTCGGCGGCTACATAAGTGGTGTTCACCGACGTACTTTCCCACTTGTTGTCGGGGGCAAACTCGGTGCCCAGCATCTCTTTGTGGAGATAGGTAAGAGGACGCTTGCGCTTCTCGTTGACCTTCTCGATGTATCGCTGAAGTTTCGGGAAAAACTTGGCGATGTACTTGTAAAACAAACTTTTCTGCATAGCTTACAAAATTTTAATCGTGTTCGAAAGTGATGTGAGGAAGTGCAGTCTTCAACGTAGTCTTCAAAGCGGCAGTGATAGGATAGGGGCTTGCGATGTCGTTCACCTCACCCCACGTCATGATACCTACGAACGGCTCCTTTACAGACTTGGTAGCACGGCAGATACCAGCATACTCGTAACCATCGGGCAGTGCCACGTAGTTACCATTAGTGACACCGAGCGGTTTGTACTCGGGGTCTTCCTTGTCAGCCTCACGGATAATCAGCTGTCCGGCACGGATGAACTCCTGATCGTAGTTATCTACATTCAGGACCTTACCGCCCTCGATACCTCTGAAATCGGCGCGAATGACTATCGGGTCATTCTCGAAGCCGAAGGACTCCATAGAACCAATGTCAATCTTACTCATTGTTAAACATCTTTTAGTGAATCGGGGATAACGGCCTACATTTCTGCAAGCTCGTCAATCTCGTCATCGGAATACGGCTCCACTTTACTCTCTTCATCGGAGTTAGAATGTCGCGTGCTGGGGGGAGCGCCTAATTTATCCAGCCCGTTGTTCTTACGCTCCGTGTTCAGTTCCTCCAAATCGTTGCGAATTTCATCCAGGAAATCCTCGAACTCCTCTTCATCCTCAAACGTCTGCTTGTCGAAGCGGCGCATGACGGACTTTCCGAAGGTGCCCGTGTTTTCAAGGACTTTCTCAAGACGCTTGCGACGGCGGTCAATGGTCTTGTCACCCTTGAGCTTGATGATTTCGTCATTCTGACTCTTCACCAGTTTGGTCAGCTTCTTCAGCTGCTTAGACAGGTAGTCATTGTGACCGTCATCGTCATCATCGTCGTCGTCATCATCGTCATCATCCGACTTTGACTTAGTGGACTTGCCGCCCTTCTTTGACTTCTTCGACTTCTTGGACTTCTTGCGCTTTGGCTCGTCATCCTCGTCGTCGTCTTCATCATCATCGTCATCGTCATCGTCCTCGTCATCATCTTCGTCTGCCTCACGGGCTTCCTTCAGCTTCCGGCGAACGATACGGCTTGACTGTTTCTGAGCGGCTTCGATGTAAGGTATTGCATCATCGATAGCATCTTCGATGGCACTCGTTACATCTTCATCAGAGGCATCTTCTGCGATGTCGAGTTTTTTGGCAATGGCAGCAGCAAAACTCTCAACATCCTCGCGTGTGAATCCGTACCTCTTCACTTTCGGTTTCAACGCTTTCAAAACTTGCTGTAAGTACTTCATTACTCTTTGCTTTAGTTTAATGATTATTACTAAAAAAAGGTCCACGCAGAGCCGAAACGCTGCGCAGACCGGGACACTCCAAAGAGCAATGAGAGTCTTTTCGTCCTACTGGGTGGCGTACAGCTTCATACGCTTTCTGCCTGCAAAAATAGTTAAATCTATTTGAAAAACAAATAAAACCTTGTATTTTAACAATCTTTATGTATATAATAATAGGAGTAGGCGAGAAATCCCACCTACTCCAAAGGAACATGTATTAGCAATGATACGTCCTCAGAAATTGAAGTCGTAGTGTTTATATGGCTTTTCCTTCGGTATATACCTCAGACCATAGGCATCGTACCAGCCTCCGTCAACGTAAAGATGACATCACTGTCTTCCTCTGGGATATGCCATGCGATAGCGTTGTCATTGTGACTCAGCTCTCCGAGTGCTGCGGATATTCTTACCTCCATCATACTACAAGCCGTACTCAGTCATGTCCTCTACCTTGATTGCCCAACCACGCTCTACGATATAGTCAGCGTACTTCTGGAACTTCTCGCTGTCGATATAGATGAAGTCGTATCCATCAGGGACGGTCTTTCCGACTCTCAGACCCAACAGCGTTGAAACGGTGTGTGCATCGCTGAACCAGGCCGTGTACTGGTGGCTCTCCTTGAAGAACAGAATACGTCTCCTATACGACACCGATTCTTTGATGTATGTCTCGAGTATCTTCTTCATCCGTGCCATGTGAGCCAGTTCCTCAACCGAGCAGTGGAGGAACATCGTACCCACTTCGTCAGGCTGTACGTCTTCATTTTCCGAGCGGACGATCAGTGTGCAGTTTCCTGCAAAATTCGAATACTTAACCTTGAAGTCATAAAACGACTTGCCATTCATGACTTTCTCCAGCGTCTTACATGCTACCTCGCTCAGATAGCCGAGCTCTTCAAAAATCTTCTCTATCATATTACTCTCCTTTCGTTGCGTTATACAATTCATCTATCTTCTCTCTCTGGCCCATCAGCTTCCTGTTGACGAACTCCAACTGGTCTGCGATGTTCTCCAGCCGTGCGATATCCTCTCCTGCCATCAGGTGAAGCTCCAGCGACTGATACGGCTCCCAGACGTTCTTGTCAAACCATTCGTTTGTGACGTTGCCTTTCTTCAGTTCCTCCAGCCAGTGGTCATACCAGTCTGATTTCCTGCAACTGGCCTCATTGAACTCCTCTCTCAGTTCGTTGGCCACACCTTTCATCATGCAGACAACCTTGTGTAATCTCTTCTTATCCATAATCATTAAACTCTTGAAACCGACTTTGATACGAGGTAGGTCTTGACGGCCCACTGCTTACAGGTGTCGTAGCTGATACGGCCACCGTTCTTCATTTCCCAGATGTCTGCGTAATTGCTGCCCTCATTGTCGAGAACCAGGACTAAGAAACCCTGATGCGCTTTGTTGATCATTTCCTGAAATGCCGAGAGACAGTCAAGACCTGTATAGGCTGACACTCTCTTTCTTGTCTCGAGATTGAACGAATAGACGTTGAACTCTCCCTTTGTCTGCTTGTAATATTCAAGCACTTCTTTTTGTGATAAATTCATTGCTCTTACTTGTTTAAAACGTTGTTTCTTAATGTTCCTTTATTATGGTGTAAAGGTAGTGAATTTTTCCCAAATACGCAAGGGAAACACCAATTATTATGTTAACCGGACTTAACCAGCGTAATATTTAACCTTACCTAACTTTTGCGGCGTATAAACAAAGAACGCGTCCTAACTTCACAGTCCAGACGCGCATCGGAAAAATTTCAGTCGCTAAGAGCAATCCAAACGACTGCTTTCTCCATTAAGAAACGTTGGCAAAGGTAGCCGAAAAATTCCGAATTACAAAACATTCGGCTACAAATTTCCACTTTATTAACCCTAACTTGCCTCGCTCGGCTCTTTTCTGACGTGGAAATCCGGCAAAAGCCCTCTGCATATCTATCTTCTTGGCTTGATCTTCTTCATAATCTCTGCATCCGACATCAGGTCTGCCTTCGGGTAGAACGTATTGGCCAGCGAGTCCATCCAGTCAGGCGAACGTCCCAGCCGTTCCTTGATGTCTTCTTTAGCCTCTATGATGATACGTCCGTCGCTCTGGAACTTCCAGTGCGTGTTGATGGCCTCCTCCATCAGCTGGTCACACGGAGGCAGTGCAGGACCGAAACCGTTCTTAGGGTCAAGCCACTCCCTTACCTTCCAGTACAGCAGCGCCCTCATGTTGGCAAACTCCAGCTGACCCGTCAAGTCCTTGAATCCCTTGGCACCCTCTGAGAACTTGCAGGAATACACCTTCATCTTGTGGGTTGCCCTCGACTCGCTGTTCAGTTCCTTCAGACGTGAATAGACACCGGCACCCTCTCCGATGGTATCGATGAAAGCCTTGTCGCGCTTTCTATCGGTAAGGGCATTGACAATCATGCCAACGACGTGCATGTGGTCTGCCTGTCCTGCCGACTGGTGGGCAATGAACTTCGGCACGTAGTTGTCGTATCTGGGACACAGGATAGAGGCATCACGACCCATTCCGGCAACATCGACACCCAGGTTGCAGGCTTTCTTCGGCTTGAACTTCTTTTCCTGCAGTTCCAGCCAGCGGTTGTTTGCAAGCTGAATCCACTCGTAGGGAATAAGTACGTCGGTAGAGACCTTCGGGAACAGTCCCAGCACCTTGACACGGAACAGATCGTTTGGACGGTAATACTGGCCCTCAAACTCAAAGTCGCCCTCACCCTCTACGAAATCGCTCTTGTCAATCTTGGTACACCATGTATCGACCTTATCCTTCACCCAGCGGTAGTCAACCTGACCAGGGATGATGTTCTTCTTCGTGACGACATTCTCGGCATGGAGCGAGTTCAGACGGAACTTAGTGAAACGGCTCTGGGTCATCGCCTTGGCCGCATAGCCTGTAGGGATATTGGGGTTAAACACCATCAGCATACGTGAGTTACCCTGCATGTTACCCTCGATGGCGTTGAAAATCGTCTCGGATATACCAGTAGCCTCCGTGATGACGAACATCGTATTGGCTGCATGGAAACCAGACCACGCCTCCGTTGCGTTATTGTCTGCCTTGAATCCCGTCAGGAACCATTCGGCATAGTCCGTACGGATATCGTTCGCCACCAGCCTGCCGGGACAGGCAAACGGGAACTTGGCTCTTGCAGCCTTGACGAGTCTGTGAATTTCAGGCTTCATGATGTTCTCCACCTGACGGCCTGTAGGTGCGGTCATGGCGACCTTCGTGTTTTCCGACAGTATCTTTCCTGTAGGGTCGAACCTCGGCGTGAGATACAGGAAGCATAAAGAAGCGCAAGCGGCCACGAAGTCCTTTCCTCGCGCTGTGCCGCTTGCTACTGCGGTCAAAGGATTGACTTGTACGGACTCGATGATTGCCTGCTGCTCTGCGTCGAGCCTGGCACCAAGCACGTCACGAACAAACCTGTTCCATTCCTCTGCCCAATATTTAATCGCTTCATTTATCAGCCTCTGTTTCTCTGTGAGGTTCATTTACCTGTTTTCTTGCTTTCCTGCTTGTAGGAATCAGTGAGGGACTTCAAAGCATTCGTCCAGTCATCGTTAGACAGATCAACGTCATGCTTATCCTTCCAGTGCTCTGGGTCTCGGTTCTTCAGCCAAAAGATACAGGCCGTCACATCAGGGGCAAGCTCTTCCTCGCATATCTCGATACGGGCAGGCTTCTGCTCTCCTTTCGCTCCGGCCTCTACGATGGTGCGCTTCTTCGTTATCTTGTAGCCGACGGCTCGTTTGTACAGCGACATTTCAACCTGGCTGTCGGCAAACCCGCGCCCTTTTTTTATGGCCTCCGATAATTCATCGTTTTCCGCAATCCACTTGCTGAGCGTTGAAGGCGCAACCTCCAAATCATGTGCGATTTCCTCGACGGTGTAGCCTTTCTGCGCCAGCCCCTTTATCCACGGGTCGTGGTATATTGGGTTGTACTTTGACGGTCTTGCCATTCCTTAACCTCCTTTAGTGCTATCTCCGTGAGGAACTGGATCGTGGCACCTATCGACTTGATGTTCCTCGTCTTACCGAACTGTACCATGGCCTTGCTGAAATCGTCGAAGAGGGAGAGGGGTGCCACCCCCACAAACTCAGCCTTCGAGTCGATGGCCTTCACGAGAGTCTGGAAGTCGTTCAGCTGTTCCGGCAGGAAGGCCAGCTGGAGCGTTCTCCAGTCAAAGTTCAACTGCGGCAGGTCCATGACGGGGCTTGCCGCCTCTATGGAGTTCAGGTATTTCTCAGGCAGACCAGAGGCGATGATGTCGTCTATCTCGTTCATCTGCTTGACCAACTGGCCAAGAATCTCTGAGTCGGCGGTGCCGACGAGCTCATTGTGGGCAATCTGCTTCGATACGACCTGTGACTTCGTGAGTTCTGTAGTCTCTACAAGAGCGTAGATATACTTCAGTCCTGCTGCGTTGGCTGCTCTCACTCTGTGGTGGCCACTGATAATCGTGAATGTCTCGCCTTGCTTCAGGACGTATGGCAGTGACTCCAGCGCTCCTCGATTCTTGATGTTCGACGTAAGTATCTTCATACGGCGGTCATCCATCACCTGGGCGTTGATGTCCTGCTCCTTCAAATTACTGATGACGAGCTTCCAAATCTCAAGCCCGCCATCCAGTTCCGCAATCTTAATGTTTTTTTCCATTAGCGTACCTTTCTTCTACGGTTAGAAAATCATTCAATATCTCTGTTTCGTCTTTCTCATTCAAGTCGCCATAGTAGGATAAGGCATTCAGTTCGTCTGACATCTTCTTCTTCGACTCGATCTTCATAAGACCCCTGAGACCTTTCACCTCATGGTATCTGGAATATTCCACGGTACAGATACGGTTGGCCTGTACGAGATAGAACGTGTATTGGTTGGCCGTCGAGTTCACCAGGCAGCGGTTGATAATCTTCTTGCTCTTGGCGATGTGCACAAGCAGGCGGGCCATCCTC